TTAGGCCGCCTTAAACGGAATCAGCTTGTAAGACTCGATGGCGAAGAACACGACCGAAAACCCGAGCGAAGTGCCGAAATGAAGAGCGAACAGCGCAGCGACCGCCGCAACAGGTGTAGGCGTGTATTGAAAAAAGTTGTTAAACACCGGTCCGATCGCAGCGAGCGAATCAACAAGCACCGGAGGTAGAACAAAGCCGAGAGCGAGAAGGGCGCCTTGTATGACTTGCTGGAACATGACCGCGATGAATTGAGTGATCATGAAGGCTCAGAGCTCACGCGATGACTTAACGACGTCAAAGACCGAACGCCCGAGTACAAAACGCCGAGAGTGCCCAGCCCAATAAAGAAATACCAGACAAGCTGCAACGGGAAACTCGTACATAACGCGACATCAATAGACGCAGACCCGAACCGATACGCGCCGATCTGAGGCCTGAAATCCAACGTCTGACAGCCGAGCTCATCAAAAGACAGACTGCCAATAGCGTCACTAAACGCCGCATACACAGGAAGCTCAGCAAAGCCGCCCGCGAACATATCCCACAGCGCGCCCCACCCCCCAGGGGGAACGACAAGCCAATACACCGCGCAGATAATAGGCGCGACCATCCACCGAACAACATACGTGACCAACTGACCGAAATCCCAGCCGACAGTTACTTGGTTACCCTCGAGTTGGTCATCCATACAAGAACCCCACCCGACACCACCTCCGCCTGCGGCGGTCGGCGGTGCGGGAGGAGTCCCCGGGGTACCCGGAGGAGGAACAGTCGTCGGAGTAGTAACGGGGACCGTGGTCGGTGTAGTAACCGGAACAGTTGTCGGAGGAGAAAGCACATTTGTACCGACGACAGGATTAAAAGGCTCAATCGTTGGCTCTAAAGCAACGCACCACGCTATAGGAGCAGCGACACCACCGTACTCACAAGCAAGGGGAGGGTCATCGACCTCGACGCCCGGGGTGACCTCAAGTGTTCCGACACAAGCAGTACTACCAGCCCCGAGGCATTCTCTTAAAGGAGGCGACAGCTCAGTGACATCAGGAATCTGGGTCTCAATAATCCGCCGCGTTGTGTAATGGGGATAATCACGACCAATAGTGTCCTGATCAATCCACACCCGCGACGCGATATCACCCGCGAAGCAATCAAGAGGAGGCACGACTGGAGCATCCGCGTAACGATTGAAACCCCACGCCCCAAGTACAGCACGCTCGTACGTTGTGTTATTAGGCCTCAAACATTCTGCCGTAGTCCGAAAACGTGTTTGCAACCCACGTTCGTCGATCCGAGAATCCCATGGACCAGACCCATAAGGACCAATCAGCTCAGGATCATCAAAGAGGTAACAACCGTCGGTAATAATGCCCATGACCGTCGGGTTATAGAGAGCACAGCCCCGAGGTAACACCTCGTAACGATCACCCGGCAAAAATCCACAATTCTCGACAACGGGATCACAATAGTAAAGCTGCCCAAACGTAGGATGAAAAATTTGTTCCGCCTGCCCCACATACGGCGCAGGCTTAGCAGGCTGATTATGGCAAGGGATAGCTTGCCCAGAAAAATCTAATTTACCGGGTTGATACCCAAGCGTAGAGGACTCCATAGGGATATCAAGACCCAAACAGTTCGTCATGTTCGTATCGAGGAGCTGCGAATCAGGACCAACGAGGTTCACCCCGAACGCCAGGGGACCAGCACCGTAATCAGACAAATAGGGCGACTCAAACCACCTATAAAACCCGCTACTGCCATTATGAGAATAAGGAAGCCACTCCGAGAGCGCGCCGTTAACTGGAGGACCGCCAGACTGAAACTCGTAAGGCCGGCAAGCGCCAGTCGAGGCGAAAATCGTCACGACGCGATCAACGAGCTCCGCCGCAGTGTCGTTAACGCACGCCGCGGCGAACGAACCATAGCCAAGAACGAACCCCGAAACAGCCAACCCAGCACCCACACCGACGACAGTCGAAGAACTAGCGCCAACAAGAAAGCTTTCGAGCGAAGCGGTACCACCCAAAACCATGTAAATCGAGGGTGGGCCATCCCACTGGAGCGCAGCAGCGTCAGGAGCTTTGTACAGGTACGCGCCAAACGACAGGAAACCGACCGCTACCACAAGCAACACCGACACGCTTCTACGCACAAAAAACCTTTCGAAATGAGAGCTAGCTAGCCCGCTCCGAGGTACCTCGCGGAGAGAGCTAGCTAGCCAAACAGCCGCGGATCAGACCGCGGAACGGATGCGCCGAATCCAACCGATGGTCAGAGACAACACCAAACCGGCAACAGTCACAGCGACAAGCGCTGGAGCGACGTCAGTACCGATAGCAGTAGCAACATCACCAGCAGCGTCAGCAAAAGTAGTGAAATCCATATAGTTCACCCCCTCTCAGGAGAAAAAGTCGAGACGATCCAGCCAGACCAACGCCTGACAGAACCGGCAGCGACACCAACAAAAAACCAAGCAAACACCGCAAGATCACTCACGAGCAGCGTCCCGAAGGTAAGCGAACCCAAGCCACACGGGAACAGGCAGAAGATGACACAAAGTCACCAGCCCAAAAAGCACCATGGCCGCCTCTTGTTCGTTCATCGGCCGAGCGCCATACCCAAGCCGAAGAGCAAAAACCGCGCAACCCACGCAAGCCCGTCAGCACCAAGCCCATCGAGCTCGACCGACTGGACAGGCGGAACAGCCGGAGCCGTAGTCGTAGTCGTTGTGGTAGTAGTCGGAGCAGTAGCGACTAAATCTTGCACGACACCAGAAAAGTCCGCACCACCGAATTCAGTCGGAGGCCTGAACGCGCCGAGAGCGAAAGAGGAAGCCGAGGAGTAACGGACGGAACACACACCGGAGCACACGAACCCCAGGGGGACATCTGCCCCTTCTTGAGCATCACCGGGACAGCCAATAAACAAAGGCTCACCCGATAAAACGACGCGAGTTATCGCCGCGCATTCTTCAGAAATTGTCAGAGCAGAATACACAGACGAGTAACCGACGGATATACCACCGGAAACATCGACTGCCATAGAAGCGACCGTAAACGGACCGATAGGCCCGAAAGCCGGAGCAGCCTCAGTAAGCGCGAAAGGGACCGGTTCCGGAAGCGCTTGAGCACTCACAGGGGAGGAGGGAAGGAAAACCCAAACCACCGCCAGAAACGCGGTCCCAATCGCAAACCTCATTATTTGCTAGACCCGTTACCAGATGCAGGAGCCAGGGGAGCCTCGGAATAAACGAGACGCTCACCGCCGCCCAAAGCATGCAGCTCAGCAAACGTCAAAAACCTACACTCGATGGCCTTCAGGCTCAGACGAGCACCACCGCGTCCATCACCAAACGCCCCGGTCTGGACAGAAACAAGAACCGGCCGACCGAACTCAGCGAGCTTAGGACGATCCGCCCCGAGCCCAGTAACGAACAGCTCAGGAAGAGAAATGACCTCAACAGCATCACCGGTAGAAACCGTCAGCTTGTGAGATGTACGAATTTCACCTTCGTCAGTAGTCCAGTCGTTAGCCGAATAACCGACAATCGTACCCAAACAGGATAGCGCCATAGTGTACCTCCGATTTTGATCGGCACGGAAACGCCGACAAACGAGAGCGTACACGAAGTGAGTGACAAAAGGCCGGAAATCCTTATTAAGTTCACGCGACCGCTCAGCGGACCCAAAGAACTAAGATCGCCCAGTGGTCGGTACTAGTTGCGGAAACAACGAAAACCGGTTCAGGGTACATCCGGAACCGGCCCGTGCCGACCAACCACCCACCCCCTAATGACTCATCTGTTCCTTAAGTACCAAGAGGGGACCTGCGGTCCCCAGAAACCGCACTGTCGCAGTCGCTGCGCTCCTTTACCTCTTGAGCCAGCCGAACCGATGGCTGGCCCGCTCAGGGACAGAACGAGCGGATCGAGGGGAGAACGACAGTGATAGACCGAAGTTGCACGAATAAGAGCTTGTTAAGGCTTGGAGAGCTCTTGGTTCGGGAGGACGGGATAATGAAAGAGGCACAGATTGAGACTGACTGGTGGGACAACGCGTTAGTGATTAGTGACGGGACAGGGAGGTACATGTATTGCAGTAAAAAAGGGTACGAAAAGCTAGGGCAGTTGCTGCCCTATACAAGCGCTTTGATACCGCAAGCCCCCTGACTTAAGTAGGCGGAGAACCCGAGATAGTCCAACACCCGAGATGAGCGCCTTGATTAGCGGTAAGTTGCTGGAGTAGTTGCCCGAGCTTGCCGGCGTTACGCCATTTTTGCCACACAGCCTTAGGGACATGCACAACCGCTACCACGCAACCGAGGTACGACGCGTTAGCCGCCTCGACGTCGGACGCGGCTTCAGGATCAAGAAGTATCTGATGTAAGAGATGACCGCGCAGCGAAACGTCAGCTTGCCACCCAATGGCCTTCGCCCGGAGTTTGCGGGACCATTCGATCCAGCGCACACCTTTTGTAGCCTTTTCCCATTCGCACCACAGAGCGTAGTATTGCTTATCGCCCGACGCGGCGAGCTCCAAAATTTGCTGCGGGGTGACGGACTTGGAGCGCTTGAGGTCAGCGCGGGCGAGCTCAATGCCAGCGCCCCAAGTTTGTCCGAGCTTGCCAAGATAGGCGCCGATACCGAGCTCCGAAGCCCCAGGGGAGATGACACGCACATCACAAGAAACGCGAGGCACGAACTGCCAACCCTTGATCTTAAAAAAGTTCTGCCATGGACGAACAAACGCCGTAAAAAGCACGTCGGGAGCGCAAAAAAACAGCGCATGAATATGAGCGTGCCAGCCGTTAGACCCGTACGTGACCTCGACGGACCGAATAAACCCTACCGAGCCGCTATCCAGCTGGGCCCGCCTACCAGACGACCTATTACTTACGTGCCGCCACCCTTCACGAACCGACGCTAGGACGGACGCGAGGGAATCAGAGCGGGAGTGAGGCACAGTAAAGGTAGCGAAAACCACCGAATTACCGAGCGCGTGCCACGCCTCAACAGCAGCCTCAATATCAGCAGCACGCGTAGCGCGTACCTTAGGAGCGCACACAGGACACACCCCGAGACGCCCACACGAAGCCACACCCGAGACGTACTGGTGACCCTCAGCGCCGATATGAACAGAGACAGTGTCGTTCAGCGCCCACTGACACGAGACGTTTGTCAAACCCATATGCAACGCGTGAGCTTCACGCCACCGCTGCAAAGAATACCGACGTGATTGATTCTCGTACCGAGTGATGTCGCGCTTGCCCCACTCAGCGAGATGCACATCAGTCGAATCATAACTAGAAATCTCAGTAATCGTCATCAGCCCACTCAATTACATACCTCGCCTCAACAGGTTCCTCAGGGTTAATGTCGCTATCCCAGTAGCCAGGGGACACCTGTGCCGGAGGTAGAGCGCCTACGCGGGAAGATGGAAGCGCAGCACGCCCCTCAGGAACACCCGAAGCAAAACTTTGAGCTCCGACGTCGGCGCCATAGTTGGAGTTGCCGACTTGTACTGTCGTGGTAGATACAGCCGAAGCAGCAGCGGTAGCAGAAGCCCGAGCAGAGGCGACCGCATCAGCAGCAGCATGCTGCACGCTTTTCTTACCGGACCGAAACACCCAAAAAATGCCGACGAGACCAAAGCCAGCGACCAGCCAAAAAGCCGGCCCCTTAGCCGCGGACCCGATCGACAGCCCGCAAAAATACCCTGCCGCAACGGCGCAGGCGTAGCGCACGGACCGCCAAACGAACTCACCCGCTGGACTGTCTAACTTTTGATCCGGAGTTTTCATGAAAGGTACCTCTTTCAATATTTTTACTGCTTGCAATTTGCAAAACTTCTTTTGTGTTGTACGAATCAGCGACGCGCCACGACCACCACCAGCGATGCCGTTGAATAGGCCGTTCACCCTTCTTACGGGAACGAAACTGGTCCCAGTGCCAGCGCTTGCCGTACACAAACAACGGGTGAACAAACTCGCCGACAACAGGCTTCACAGGCCGCCCCAGGGGAAACTCAGAACTTACCGGACCAACACCGGAAAGAACCTCGGCCCGAACAGAACGCATACGAGGATCAAACGCGGTAACAGCAGACCAGCGCGCCTCGAGTAGCCAGCCGTACTGCAAATTACGCCTAATCACGGTATCTAGGTTGTTTTCATGTTGCGTAGCAACGTACAGAGTCCAGCCGGATTTTCTCGTTTGATTGAAGCGTTCGAGCGCTTTATCACCCATCGCGGCCCAGCGCCGAGAATGAAACCAAGACGCCGCTTCGTCAATGATCACAATGCCCGGCGGAAGCTCATACAAATCCTCTAATCCGAACTGGACAGCGCCCTCGATAGCGAAATTAGCGAAAACATGCCGACCGCGTTCGAGGCCCTTCAGCGCGATAGCAGCACACACAAAACTTTTGCCATTACCCGGCTTACCGATGATCGCAGTAGAGGCCATTAGGCCGCCTTAAACGGAATCAGCTTGTAAGACTCGATGGCGAAGAACACGACCGAAAACCCGAGCGAAGTACCGAAATGAAGAGCGAACAGCGCCGCAACCGCCGCAACAGGCGTAGGCGTGTACTGAAAAAAGTTGTTAAACACCGGACCGATAGCAGCGAGAGAATCCACCAGCACCTGAGGTAGAACAAAGCCGAGAGCGAGAAGGGCGCCTTGTATGACTTGCTGGAACATCACCGCGATAAACTGAGTAATCAT